CCTTTAGTAGTTGCTGTAGCTCGTTCGTGGAGCCTACGAATAGATTATTATTCGTCGTTAAGCCTTTAGGTACTTCTCCACCACCAATCTCAGATTCAGCTTTGATTTTATCTGTAGACATCTTAACGAGGTCTTTGTTTGCGTCAACAAGCGTCTTCATGATTGTTGAAACAACCTCATATGCTCTTGGGTGCTCGGATGCCTTTGCCACGTCGAGCATCTGCTCTAACGCCTCTGTTCCAGACTCGATTACATTATAAAAGTTGCTTCTAGCATATTCATAATCTTTGTCTATCTTGTTGTCAGTGGGAACTTCTACTCGTTCAATTACTTTCCCTTCAACTACATCATCCAGAGGCTCAAGTCCTAAACTTTTACCTATCTCATCAATCATAATATTAACTTTCGTCCTCTGTTCCATCTCCGTCTACTATCTGCACAATATACTCCCACTCTTCTCCGTTGGTTGGAACCGGAGTTACTTGAGAAAAGGATGGTATGGAATTACCATTCGCTGTGAATATGTCACCAAGTTTATATACGTTTCCTGTAAGGGATGATCCAGTAAGATATGTATTCCAATCGGCTTGAGTACTGGTTCCAAAATCATATATCTTGTATTGTTTACCAGATTCCAGTACAGTAGAACTAGCAGTTGCTGTCACAGGTATAGTCTCAACCTGAACAGTTATTTGCTCCCCACCCTCACTATCTACTAGTGACGGATATAAGTCAACGTCAACAAACTTGATTCTCTTCTTCTCTGTCACTGGCCCATAGAAGAATGCCTTCATTGTAAAGTTCAGTGTCCAGACCAATGCTCGTCTTGTCTGAAAGTCTGATTCATAGGTGTCTTCTTGAGATACGCTATTCAGGACAATAGGAATATCAACATACTTGTTAATAGCATCTATCGTCTTAACACTTACGGTACAATCTGGCTTAAAGTACGGTAGTATCTGTTCAAGAATCTTCATACCATCTTCATTGTACTTTGTCATGATATTAAGTTGAAACTCGATATCATATGGAGCAGGTGAAAACATAGTCTGTAGTGTGCCTGATGAAGTCGTTCCTGAGACCGTTTTATTCAAGCTACCTAGCTTTCTCTCTGCACTGTATGTCATGCCACTAATTTCAAATGACATTCTAGGTAGAGTCATAGCAGGAGCATCTAAGTTGGGATCTTGCTCTAGTTTAGCGAGCATCTTCTGCATGGGTGCATAGTTAATAGGCACGACCATCTTCTGTATTGCTGTGCCTGCGTTGTCCTTTCTAGTGATCTCTATGTCGTTAAACATCGTGCCAAAAACAGCAACATATCGTCTAGTAGATTCGTTATAAAAATGATTACCGTACATTAGAATGTATCCTCACCGAATGGATTACTTTGACTGAAGTCGATTATGTTGTCAGATGCAACACCTGTATTCTTATCGATAAAGCTTTCGAGTGCTGTGTTGTCTGATAGCGCATCTCTCGACACAATAACTTTCGCTTCACCACCAGTGATTCTAATATCAGTTGCGCTGAATGTGGAGCCGACTGGTTGATAGTTACCAAGTGCTTCTAATGTCCCGAGGGCACTTTGTAGCATAGCGCCCCATAATTGAACTGAAGTTATATTCTCTGTTCCTGATGTATTCACTATAGATACTCTAGGTGTTGAGATGTTAGCGCCGAATGATGCCTGGACAGAAACTCTCTGCCATTCACTAGACTGAGGAATGTCAACTTCTGCTCCTAGAGCATCGTTAGCGGAGTTATCGATACGTAGCTTCATGCCCGCTGTAGCACTCTTAACATATATTGATGCGGTGAAGTATCGACCGCTCGGAGATATGGATACTGCTTGACTCAACGAGCCAGAGTTTGTTGCTTGGAATGTATATGTATTAGCATTATTGCCACCGATTGGATCAACATTAATGGCTGAACCAGCTACGGATGTTTGTTGCCAAGTATTACTGGGTATTCCGTCTGCTAGTCTGCTGGTAAAGAATAGATCATTCTGTCTACTTGCTCCATTTAGTGCTTTGTACTCATATGTACCACTCGCTACCGGCGTAAACTTCTTCGTAGTCTGATTATATCCATTCGCTAAAGTTGTAGTGCCGTTGTTGTATATTCCCAACTCTACAGCACTATCCAAGTAAATGTGATTAGATGCGTGAGACTGATCGAATGTATATTCTATGCCCTCATTAAGCTCTAATGTGTAAGCTGGTAATACGTCACCAGATGCACTAGACTGCTTGATATAGAATGCATATCCATCATTGACTTGAACCGTGAATGAGTTGTCTGCAACCACAAGACTCTCGAATATATTAACATTCTTGAACTCGTCATCGATGAACTTATGACCGGTGGAGAATCTTTCACCACTGAACTCGAATAACTCAGCACGAAGATCGTATGTTTGCAGTGATCCCATCTGATAGAAGATAGACTCATGCTCGACGTGCTGAATCTCGAATATCTTCTTGTTCAAAGGAAGATAGATCAGATCGCCCTCAAGCGGTCTGGTGTTTTCTTCGTTTGATCCGATCTCTGATTCATATGTTCTTTGAGCAATCGTCATTGTAATCGAGTCACGAATCTGAAGTCCAAACTTAGATAGGAAGTCTCCCTCACCTTCAAATCCATCAACACTCTTCACATACATTTCTGCCATGTACGCATCATTGAATGTCGAGATATCGTCTTCGTTGAGAATATCATCTTTTCCAACTAGGGTTCTAGGTATGTACCAAACGTCCATGCCGTAGATTCGAATCGACTCGATGACCAGGTCCTCGACGAGGTTTTGCTCCATCGAGTTTTCAAAGTTCTCAAAATAATAATTTTTAGCCACTTTTTTATCCTATCATATCGACTGAGGGTAGAGAATAGCTGTTATACATCTCTTCTTCTAGCTTCTGTATCTCTTCTCTAGCATCGTTTAAAATTTGTTCACCATTGAACTGAACATTGCCGGGTAGGGTCATGCCGTTAAACTTGGTAAGGTTCGAACCCCACTGATACTTGATTTTTGCTGTAGCATAATTCTGTAGAAAACGATCTTTCCAAACATCAGAGTATGTTGCAGGATCGACAATTGAGTATGCTTCAATGACGATGTATTGGCCGACAACAAGTGTGTTCCAGTCCATATCTAAGTTTATTCTGTCTTGATGTCTATTATATCGCATGGGAACTGCACCAACGAGAAGCTCTTCCATTAGCTGTAGGTGTGACATTGCCATTTGAAAGGTTATTAACTCAGAGCTAACTATATTGTGAAGATTTTCTAGTATGAAATGATACTTCGCATTAAATATGCCAGATCCTATCGATGTTGTAGAGTTTGGAGTGAATACGTTAACTGCTCCGATAATATTTTCAGGAACGGGAATATATTCAAGCTCAAACGATCCTTGATGTATTGCTGTTACTTCTTTTACTGCACCATCACCGATTTTAGTCTGATACGTTTCACTTGTGACATTCTTTGCTACGGTAAATGTTCCAGAGCTAGGCTTTTTAAAGTATAGTCTGTTTGCAGTCAGGTCTATAGCACCGACAAGCATTTGAGCAGTAGCAGCCGCATTACCGTCCGCTGCGTCTACCTCAGATACGACATCTCCTACTGCAAAGTCGCCTTCAGCGAGAGCTGCGAACTCTATGAAGGAGTTTGTTACCTGATGCTTAACGTAAGTCTTCTCGACGCCATCGAAGTGGTAGTCGTAGTAGAATTGAAGTGCTTCTTCAATACGATCATCAACTTGGTCTTGATCGACGTTTATCTCAATGACGGGCTTACCTAATTTTCTTAAGCACCATTCTTTGAATTGCGTTTTTGTTGTCGGCTGTGCCATGTCTCTTTCCTAATTATAATATTGATTATAGTATTTATAAGCGACGATTACTATCTAGTAGCTATAGTCTCAAGTGGCTTCAGGTCAACGACTATCCAATCTTCTGTTTTATATACGTAATAGCCTTCTGTTAGAGGATTAGGTATAGCTAGAGAGATCATAGCAAATCTATAGGATGTATCGTCGGTTTGTAGTGTACCGTTATCTGCTATGTAGAAAGCTATCGTACTATTTATATGTGCTATGGCAGTATCTAGTGTAGTACTACCACCGCTTGTGGGGTAGCCACTGTCTATGACTTGAACTTCACCATTATTCTTCTCGTATTTAAGGTAGTATTTGTATGCCATTAGAAGTTCTCCACTGATCCGAAGATTTTTTGTATTTGTATATTCGAGCTTAACTGGCTATTTGGAGTTTCTTCCAGTTTCGTTCTAATCTGAATCTGTCTGGCTAATGATGTTAGAGGTAGAGTTATATCGTAATGATGTTCAACGAATTCCTCTGTTGATATCGTTTGTGTGTATGCTCCATCTTGATTTTGTCCTAAGAAAGATGAAAGAGTTGCTGATCTTGGCGTATTCTCGACAGTGACCAATGGCGATCCATTACCCGCTAAGAATGCAGAGTCACTATAATATATAGTGTCGCCAGATACAAACGTATTAGAGAAATCAAGATATGATATTATCGTCGTATCAGATCCTGCGTCATACCACACGGCATCTAAGGGAAACACTGTTGTTCCTGTGGCTGCTAGAGATATGCTGCCGTGCGGAGATATAAACTCTGTTTGATTGCCAGCAATGTTCGCTCTCTTTCCGAATGATGGAAAATATCCAGAGTCTGGATCTGCGTTTACGAGTGTAGTCACAAACTGTCTACTGGCCGTAGGGTTCGAAACATATCTGATCTGATCTCGTATCGTATATCTTGCAGTATTTCCGACACCGAGAGTACCAGTAACATTAACATAGAATCTTAGCGTTACTCTAACTCTTTGTCTTTTTGGGCCACCCTTTGGTGCAGGTATACCCAAGTACTGAAATGTAGATGTTCCGAAGCCTGTGTAGGTGCTTGTTAATGCTTTACCGCCACCAGGATAGTCTCCAAAACCGAACTCTCTCTTGAATGGATATATTTCAGGTGTTTGATTGTCTATTTTGTCGTCTAGTGAAGTTGCTGAGTTTTTCCAAGATGTTGTGGATAGATCATAGTAGAGATATGCGTCATCAACTGGACTAGTTATCGCAACATTAGATAGGTTGCCTAGTGTGAAGTTAGCAGGATCTATCTGAAACTTTTCCACTACTAAACTGCCATCTGGATTCAGATTAGCGTTTAGATTCTGTGAGAAGCTACTGACAGAGACCGATAAAGAGTCATCGATGCTCAGGCTTGCTGTTAACTCTTCATCATTCATTATGCTCTAGTCATCCCTGCGGTCACTGTGACTGTGCCCTGCACAACACGAGTTATTATAGCAGGATCACCACTATCTGTGATTTCTATATCATATAGATATCTACCAGGCTCTAGGTCCGCTGTTCCAACTTGTGTAACTACGCCGTCTGTGAGAACGGATGCATTAGGTAGTTTGATCGTGATTTGACCTAAGGCTCCATTATCTGTGCATACGAAACTTGCGGCAGAAGTGGACGATGAGTAGTTCTTTCGCATTTGTCCTAGTGCTGTATGACTTGCCAGACTGAATACTGACCCGTCTGCGGCCTTTACGTCGATAGTAGCACTAAAGTCTGCTCCTTGATCGATTGTTATATTTGCTTTAATTGCCATCTTTTTTCTCCAATAGATACTACAGTTATTTATAAATAATAGAACAACCCTATATGAACTAATTGGAAGAATTATGTCAACAACAAAGTACTTAAAATTTGGTGCAAGAGCAGACAAGAATCTATCTGATCTTTCAGATCCATCGGCTGCATTAGATAACATACTTAACGATATATCTGCCCAGGTAGATAGTGACGGTAACCCTTTGGGATTCACATCATCAGATTTGTTTCCCTTAATAGGACTCGCAGAGACCGGATTGGCTAATAATCTAACTGTATCCGGACAATCTTCGGAATTATTGAATCTTGCTGGAAATACTCTACGGGCTACCTCGACTAGCGGCACACTGATAGATGTTGAGCCTCGTGTGACTATTCAAGATTATATTACCAACTTTAAGACAATCCTTGGAGATCCGCCTTGGGTTGACGGCGGCACTGGTCCCGATGCTACATTCATTCCATCAGATAGATTAAATGCAAATACTACTGACAATGTAGGCAGCATTATAGCTTGTGATCCAGGCGACACCCAGGGTGGTGGCGCACAGGATTTAACTGTAGGAAACAGATATAGAATAGAAGTGCTGGCGAACATTAACCAAAACGGGTGGAACGATATAGCTGGTACTACTAATGTGACATACGCTATAGGCAGCATATTCACTTGTGCGGTCACTGTTTCTGATGCTGTTGGTGATGGAAATCACAACGCTGCGGCGTGTAGAAATGTCACATTGCCTAATGGTAACTCGGGCACAGCAAACGCAAATGCTCTAACCTCGAATCAGTTGTTCACCACAAAGGTAGACGCTTCACTAACTTCGATAGTGGGTCCTGAGGAATTCTGGACAAACGGAAAATTCAACCTATCTGGAAAGATTCATCCAAGCTTCACTAACACTTTTGGTGGAATTCAGTGGACAGGATATCTGAGCGGGCAATGGGATATACAGGTCGAGTCTACAGGTTTCTATATTATAGAAGAGGATCGGGTAGACGACGGAAGTGAGAATAACTGGTCCCTATTGAAAGCTGTTACCACAGAGACTATTAAGACGTTTAGCGAAATCAAGTGGACACTGAGCGACCAAAATACTCTAATCGAATTTACCGATGAAGATGATTATAAGAGGGTTTGTAATGGAATGGATATCGTTATAAATGATATACGGGCTGAGGTGACACGAGTCTATAGGACTTCTAATGGTGATGGAACGTTCACTTACTATGCGGAGTTAGATCAGGACGTAGGCACCGAAGACACTAGCGGATCGATCCAAACTTTTGAGTATGATCTATTCGATGAGAGAATTAACTCAGAGATTTTTTACTTCACCAGAACTGCTTTATCTGAAAGGAGAAGAGTTAGAATTAGTACATATTGGCCTAGTTTGGGACAAGGTCTACAGTATCCCAGTAAGCTGTTCTCAGATATAGGGGGAGGCGAGAGTCTAGGATTTCAGTATTTTTATAAAAATGATGGCTCAACTGATGTATATGGCAAATACAGTTTTCCATACTTTAATGAAAATAGAGCGAATATATTAAAGCAAGAGTCCGGCGCAAAGTTGACTGTTGATGATGTGTTATCTCTTGAGTACACTCCAAGTCAAAATACCCAAGATGTTATAACTGGTTATAACACAGCAAGTGATACCGTGCCGGCAGACGATGTTAAGTTGGTTGAGGATGGTGTTCTAGATGATGTACTAGACGGCAGCACGTTTAGTGGATCACAAAAGGGCGACTGGATTGTTGCTGTTCCTGCGTTTACCACAAACTGGGCAAATGCGGCATCGAAGGCATATGCGTTTCAGATAGAATACCTTCCTGCTGGCAGTAAAGCTTACGTCTCAAAGAATTATGGCACATTAATGGGCTTAGCTCTTGAACAAACACACTATCTAATACTGGTAAAAAATCGTGGACTAATAGGTATCTATAAGAAAGATGCTCCTACAGCCACTAATGAGTGTCTGCTTCGTAAACTAGACACTGGAACTGGCGCAATGGACAAGGATACGTCTCTAGTTTCTGTGGGCGATCTGGTCCATACTGTCACGTTTACGGGAGCGGCGGGCAGCCTACCAGCACATAATTATCCACTCAAAGTGAATTCGATAAGTTCTACTAGTACACAGGCTTCAGTTGTCGTAGCCGTTCATCCCAAAGATAGTGCGGATATGATATCTGGCGATGGTATTGCGATTGTGTATGCCTCTAGAGGACTGAACGACATATCTGCTAAAAGTGAGTGTGAGGGCGCATATGGACTAGAGGTTAATGTAGCCTCTCCGATAGCGACACCACAGAAAATATATGTTAGCGATATTAGCCGAGGTGCCGATATGGTTAATGATGTCGCATACTATGTTGGTTCGAATTCGGCTTCACCCGTGATAGACCAATCTTCGAATAATTCCTCTACGAATGCTACACTCGTGACTGGTTCTGGCACCGATGCTACTGGTACATATATAACTCTTGATAGAAATATAACTGCACCGATTGAGACGGGAACCACTGTAGTTCTTATGTCTGATACAAACGCTGGTAAATATAAGAATAGAGAGTATTGTATTATTCCATTAAACACTGCTCCTCCTTGGACAAGTACAAGTGAAGGTCTAGCTACTCCTAGTGGAAACCCAGATTTGATTACAGAGGGTCTAATATTTCGAGAACTGGGCGCTGATGTGGCTACATCTAATGTGGTAAGTCTAGCTACTAATCCATTCAGTGATCCGAATTCTGTTTCAGATAAGTATGTTCCTATAACATTTAACGGAAATACTTATAAGATTCTGGTCAATGATAATACATTAACTTAATCTTTAACTAGTAAGTAGAACTGTTCTCCGTTAACTAGTATGGGTAACTTATGTGTATACGTGGGATTCGACTCACTTACTACTAGATCGACAATATCAAGAGTTGCTGCTCCGTCCGTTTTAATTAGGACAGGGGTTGCGCCAGTAGAGCTGATTGTGAGTTTAGATATCTGAGCATTATTTGATGTTGTTCTTAGTGCGGCAGAACCGGTTATACTATCTCCAGCAGCAACTTCCTCCCAAGGATTATCAGATCCAGAGAACGCTCGAACTTCCTGACCAGTTGCGCCGTTTAATATGAATAGTCCTGGCGGATTAACAGCTTTTACAGTACCAGAGCCTATACCAGATATAGCAGTACCGTCTGCTTGTGTAGTTGCTCCGTTGGCAGTGAAGATTTCTCCTACTGCGGGTGAAGCGTCTGCTCCAATGTGAGTCCAGTCAGCATCAATAGTGTCGCCTTTGTCAATTATCTTGTACTGCTCATTAGTGACTAGTGCGGTGGTTATCGTTCTAGGATAACCTACCTCTAGATTATTGCTGTTTGTTATACTAACTTGACCTTTAATCCTAACAGGTTCAGTGAATGCACTGTCTAAGTATGTTAGAGGAACACGAGTTTTCTTGAAGGCAATCTTGGATATTATATTTGATATATATGCAGTTTGCTCAAACGTATCATATCCATTATCGACGACATCATCGGTGCCATCAACACTCTCAGGACTAACTAGTCCACCACCACCACTGTCGTCTGTTAGCAACAGCACTGGATTTAAGTTTTTTAAATTGTCAATGCTAACTACATCGTCTCTAGTTAGCGATACGTTTGAGATGGTAGCAACACTAGCTAGATTAACAACATTGTTGCTCGAATCGAGCAACTGAAATCGGTCTAAGGCATTAGAGTTAGATACTATGTATGGATAAGTGGTACCCTCGTCTATAGATATTGCTGTGCCGTTAGCGTACCCTACTTTATTTTGTCCTATGACAACTATGGTGTGTCCATCAACCGGATCGTCAATATTCTGAAAGTCTACTTGTGGCTGAATCTCTGTAGCCACACCATCAGTGCCCGTACTAATATCACCTTGGCCAGTCGCCTGAAACACCTCTCCTACTGCGGGTGAAGCGTCTGCGCCTATTCCCGTCCAGTTTCTAGATGTTCCTAGATCAAATATCTTATAAGACTTAGTGGACACAAATGATCCGAATGCGGTATTTGTAGCGGCAAGGGCGTTTGGATCATTCGCTAGTTCACTCTTAAAGTTGCCGTTTCCGTCAAACAACAGAATATCTTGGTGAATATTAGTTCCACCAAGATTGTCCAATATACTTCTGTCAGAAGATGCAGAGCCACTCTCTACTAAATTTAAGTTTTTGACAAAGCCTTGTGCCATGCTAGTTTCCTTAGTCTAAAAGTATTGTCCAGCCGTTTGATCTGAGAGCGGCTAGCTTGTTTGAGGATGAAGCTATGCCATCTGTGTCGTCATCATCTACAGCAGCTTGAGATAATGTATCTAAGCCATCTGAGCGGCTCTGTCCCAAGAAATTCAATGTTACGCCACCTCTAGGTCTAGCTTGGTAGTTTTCATATAGATCGTATATCAACTCTGTTGCAGTCGAGGCACGAAGATTGTTATTGCTGAAGTCTAAATCCCTCATTACTAAACAGTATCTAAGAGAGCCTGCGCTATATCCATTTAATTTATTATTTTGCATTCTCAGGTTTTTCAGCGATGGCGTATTAGAGAAATCTGGAATTAATTCGCTGAATTCATTATCGTTTAGCCATAACGTTTGAAGCTTGGGCAATTCCTGCGCAGGAAATTGACCGCTAAATGAATTAACATTCATCTTTATTGTCTTAAGCTTTGGATGAGTAAGTATGGGGAATGTCCCCGTTAGACCTCTACTCAAAATTCTGTCTTTTGCGTATGGCATAACCTCAGCGCCTGAGTTAGAGCCACCTATAACAGCAGCGGCGTTGGCAGTAAAGGTTCTGCCTGGATATATGCTAGGACTGCCATTCATTATGGCATGCCATTCAGACTCAGTGTGTGTGCCTACCTTTCTTATCATATATCTCTTACTAGCGTCGAGCTGTACTGTTTTAGGATTGATGGCTTGTGCAACAAACGAATCTCCCACTGTAGGATTCGCACCGTGATTTACACCTGTTATTGGATCAGTTCCCCCGTCTACCCAACCAATTTGTTCCCACTGAAGTTTGGATGCTGTATTAGTGGTAGCGTCTCCATAAAGGCTTATTATAGTGTATGTCTGCTCTGCCTGTACCCATATTAAATCCTTTAATCTAGCGTTCTCTCTGAGGTCTAAGTATTCGAGTTTTTGATTGGCAGCAAAATCAGGTAAAGTGCCTCTGAGATCGTTAGCCGCTAGATATATCTGTTTGAGATTTTTACAGTTAGTTAGGTTTAAATTATAGTCAGCGTTCGTAGGATGAACAATAGTTCCAGATGATCTCCAATGCTGGTATGAATATAGATACTGTAGTCTTTGAGAGTTTGCGAAAGCCTGTCCTCGATGATTTACGGCACCACTAGTAGAGAAAATGTCATTACCGTATAATTCCTTATCACTTCCTGCGTTCAAATAATGTGTTAAATTGTTAGACCCTAAGAATATATCATCTTGTATTGTTCCACGGACGCCATAGCCCCATCTAATGTCGATAAAATATAAGTTTGCCTTTCCTTGAAACATTCCATTAGTTTTAAAGTTGCCCCTCATATTTCTAGGGTTATACAAATTGAAGTATTCTAGAGAGGTACATCCATCAAACTTGCCGTCTATGGTCCTCTCGGCGGTTTGCCATCTACTGTCGGTTGAGTTGTGCTTCTGAGAATATCTCTTTAGATTTATCTTATTTGACATATCTATAACATTATGATATCCGTATTCTGATTGGAATTCGGTGATGTTGGAGCTTCTGAATGCTGGTATGGCCATATCAGTCGAGCTTTTCACTTTAGTGGCAGTATTCGTACCATCGTAATTAGGATACTCTGAGTTAGTGAATGTGCCGTTCTGTCTAATATCAACATACGTTGTGTTTGGACTTCTATATACACCAGGCGACAGACCAGAGAATGGTTGTCGGTAAGTAGAGTAATATGATATGCCGTCAGTGCCATAATATTCGAGATTGCCGTCTACATCACATTTAACGAACGAGTGTCCTCCTACACTAGATCCACTTGTAGACATTGTGACTGCGGCAGTATCTTCTTTATTTAGAACATTGACTATGTTACTTGACCCATCTCCAATCTTTTCGAATATGTAGACCTCTCCGTCTGTTAAGCCAGTTACGCCAGCGCCAAGTCTTGGGTAGAGATCAACTCTCTGATTATATTTGACGTAGATTTTAGTAGAACTTAACGATGAAGTCCCACCATCGAACCAAATGTCTACATACCCTGAAGGTAGTGTCGCCAGAGATATTGTTGTGACTGAGCCGCTTACCGGCCATAGATCGGTTACACTTCTTAGACCAGTGTTCGCTTCTAAAGGATCATATGTCTGCGGAGATATCTTCGAACCGAGCATAGCTCTGACGAGGTCTCTTTGATATGTGGCGCCCATAGAGAGGTCACGAAGAGCCTTATAATCTTTTAAATTCACAGGTGTGGCATCCCTAAAACATCCGTTAGCGAATATAGTTGTCATGGTTGTCGGAAGTCTGTTTAGCTGTGCCGATGCCGTACTTGCTGAGAGCGCCGATGATTCTGTGAATCCGTTTGTGCCTTCTATGTATTGTGCCGCTCTAGTTAAGCCTAAGTTGTTTCCTGTGATCGAAATCTCTTCTAGTGCTGTAGCAAGACCTGCGCCACCAGCGTAACCAGACTTTGCTACTGTAGCGTCACTTCTAAATTCTGGCATAATAGAGAAGTCGTTGCCCTCTATATTTAAAATCTTTAGTGCGGGTAAGCTTATGTTAGTCCAATCTATTAAATTGGTATTCTCTACATCTAGTCTCTGAACCTTAGATGGATCGTAGAAAAATTCAAGTCTTCTAGGCTTAGATGACGTGTCTCTGTATGCATAGATTGCGGGATTAGTTTCTGTTCCGATGCCTATGTTGCCCGGATTCGCAGCCGTGCCGTCACCAGAATTATACGATAAATCACTTCCGTCAGTATTCGTGATTCTCCATGTTATAGGGACTAAGCCTGCGGAGTCACTGACTCCTCCAGGCGTAATGACTGCGCCAAGATCAACATCTCTAAAATATGCATTCCATGTTATCGGTATGCCTTTCATTGCTAAGAATTGGTGTGTGTTTGTAGCATCAGCCGCATTCGTATTATTTATTTTTAAGACATGGGTTGCAACTTCAGCCCTGAACGTCTTAGGTATAGGAGCAACCGTTGTCTCTAGGTTCGTGAATGCTATAGTGTCGCCTATAACTTTAGCTTCACCGCCGTAAAGAATGTAATCGCTTGGAGTTGGCTCGTTGCCAACTGGTGACCATGAGGACTGTCTTGATGTAGATATATCTGATGCCTTTAATGACCAGTAGTTCAATCCATCAACTTCACTAAAGTCTATATAATTAAACTTGATGGCACTGCCCGCTATACGGGAATTTATTGACATATTGAAGTCCATAGGAACTCTAATATCACTTACAGACTCTAATACATCATTAGTAGTTTCTGCGGTTGAGGCCAGAGACTGTAGTGTTGTTTTTTGAGGCTCTATTAGTTTAGACACAGCATGAAAATCTGTTACGGTGACATCGGTACCGGGTTGAGTCAGTCCCCTGATTAAATCGAGATCGGCTCTATTTAATCCCAAGTTACGCAAAGCTATGCGAGGGTCGTCTACATCGATCATACCCTTTGCGATATTAAGACCTCTAAAAATTGCCATTATTGTTCCCTGACTGTAAGAGTTGCTTCGACATTTCCTTGACTGCCATCTAAACTTGTGGCGGTGAAGTATATTGCCTTATTATTTAGTAGTCCTCTAGATACACCCTTTCTGTCCACATTGAAGATGGAGGTTAGATCCATAAGTGTGGGCTTATTGGCATCAACGTAAAACGAGTATAGGTTACTACCTGATCTTAAAGGATTAAGTGCGGTTGAATCGTAACGACAACTAGCCAATTGCTCATCGGAATTGAATGCACACGGCGTCTCAGTTTTATTAGATCCCCCGCTATTGACTATAGATATATTCGTATTATATGTATCTGCTTCTGTTATAAGTGATGGCGTATGTGTTCTAATCAATCCATCTTCGCCTATCTCTTCAATGACAATGCCGTTGATTTTCGCAAAGTCCTGTAGAGCAAATACTGGATATAGAGGTTGAGCGTTGAATGGTATTACCTGCGACTTAATGAACTTGTTGTCGGTAAATCTTTCTTGTCCATTCTTGTCATATGAAATTGCTTGCCAGTCATGCGATAGCTCTAATATCTTAGTTTGTATAAATGCTTGCCCATTAGAAATTAGTGCATCAATTGCGGTCTCAAGAGCGCCACTGTTATTATCAGTGACGTATACATACGCATTACTATCAGTAGGTTGCGTGATAGTTGTCGCAAAGAATTCACCTGTTCCCACGAATCCTATGCCTACTTCTGATAAGCCAGCACCATTAGCGTCGAATTTAATTGTGTTGTTCGTTGGCCCTGATACCCCTGATGCAAAGGTGATTTTTACGAAGGCACTGAACTCGCCTGTGCCTTGTTCGACACCTATAACCTGATAATCGATAAGTGATACACTGCCGACCACCGTGGATATATCGCCAGAATCAGCACCCGCTGGATTTGTTAATCTGGGGTCTATTTCCATTTGATCGCCGTATGTAGGATCCCACTCCTCAAACTCTGCTCTCGATATCTGAGAGTAGTTTGTTGATACATGACAATACTCAACGAATGGATGTGCGTTGATATCATAGTCTTTATAATCGGGAGCCCCTTCAATGAAACTATTATCAAACTGAAGTTTATTTTCATCGGCATCACCGCCGGGAGCGATAGGCTTATATGGAGTAACCGATACTGTAAATTCTGCCCAATGCTTACTTAGATATGAACCGTCTCTGCCCTGTGGGTTTAAAAAGTGTATTTTAAACTTATTAGCGTTTATTGGAGTCTCTGAGGCTACAATAGTATTATAATTAGTCAGAACACCAGAGAATGTCGCACTATTACTAGGATCTAATATTGATCCATTCACATTTAAGCTTCTTCTGACTGATTGTTCTGTTAAGTTATATGAGCTATTTCTTCTGAGCGTATTAGTGGATCGTCCGTTAGCTTGATACGAAGGATTAACGTAGACCCCATAAACTCCATCCGCAATAATGTGGCCGTATTGGTCATCGGAGTTCAGCCTCTTAACAACAGTCACTGTTAAACCTGTAGCAGTAGCGGCTATATATTCAGTGGCAAGAGTCAATGTGTTATCGTCGTCTATTAGTGCTACTTGATATTCAACACCAGCTATCGATATATTGTCTCCAATAACAAGATCAGTCGTAAATGCTGTACTGACACCGATGACATTCTTCGAGCTTGCTTCTACGTTTATAGTGCCTTGAACAGTTGCGTCTGTCGGCTGCAATATGTCGATTAGCGAGTCGCTCGTATAGCCAAAGTCTAATGATCTCGACTTAGGATGTCTACCATTCATGTGAATAGATGGTGAGAAGTTGAAGTGTACGCCTTGTGGAGATCCTACAATCTCTTCTACATCTATTCTACATAGCTTATCAGAGTTTATTGAAATGTTAACTGGATAAGCTTTCTTGTAATTTCTTACCGCTGCCCCTTTAGAGTTTAAAATGTGATTTTTTGGCAATACTCCTAGTATGGGAGTTCTACTTGTGAACGCCTTACTGTTGGCCGTTGTAGTAGACAGTCGTATAGTGCCCTCATCTCCACCATCAATATAATAACTACTACCATACTTGTATAGATAAACCGGTGCCCTAATGTTAGCGTTGTCACCAGAACTTAGTATATACTTAAATTTAAAGTCTGGATTCGCCAATACGGGCTGACCTAATCCATTCTCTATTATAAATGTGTGTAGTTTTACCCATCTAGCATCCCCATTACCAACTGGGATATATGCGTAAAATCTAGCGCCTATGGCACCATACCAAGAGAATTCTATCTTATACATTGTCACATCTTCAAAGGACAATATGTAGCCAGATTCGCCTATACCTAAAAGTGCGTCTCCGTTCCACTTGGATCTCAGTATTGTAGTTTCCCAGAGTGCTTCAGAGTTACCTATGCCGTCAACATAGATTGCCGTATCGGACTGATCCTCAATAGATAGTCCTTGTCTTAGAAGTAGTTCATCAGGCATCCTAATTGTACTTCTTCTAACTATATTGAACTGACTGCCTTTTAACTGAAACATATACTCGTCAGTGTCGTTAGAGCAGCCCCACTCTAGAGTTGTGTCTATACTGTTTGGAGAAGATGCTAGTCTAGCGCCGAATGTGAATCCGCTTGCTCTACCGGGCTGATATCTAAATGCTCTTTTACTCTCTAGGACAGCAACCTGGTTATTAAGTGATGATCCTCCTGGCACACAATCGGTTGATCTGGCGAACGATACAAGTTTACTATAGCCAGATGATCTGGTGTAATCTGTTTCAGCACTTCCGAGCAATGGAGGAAATTTGGCTATGCCATCCTTTATCTGTTCGAATAAAAATGTCCAGTTTTCTATGGCATCGAATGCTATCTGTATGTCGTCGCCGCCATACTCTACATCGTGCCAGTTGCCATTTTTATCAAAGACTGCCTTTGATCCATTAAGAAGCAGTTTATATTCAACCTGTTCCCCACTCTGATCGACAACGTATGCTATATCATCATTGATTAGAAATCTTTCTGCGAAATCTGGATCACTACTTTTAAAAATAGTGTATAGGTATTTCCCTAATCCTATGAAATTCATGTAAGCCCTAAACCCGTCAGTGGGACTAGTCCTTCTAGACTCTACTGTACCTCTAGGAAAGTTATACTGACTAGGAAAGGTTTTCAGATACAATGCTTGCTCTGTAGATCCCTCATTGAATGTTGGATTAGACCTACGTCCATATATTGGATGCTTTTTACGATACCACTGGCTAGGTGACTGTTGGTTGGCAAACGTGTACTGATTCCACTGCTCTTCGTCTAAGCCATATGTGGCGACATCTGAGAATAGCGATTGCTGCTCTTCTGATCTTGGAACGCCGAGAATAGAAGAGCTTACGTCTGACGTATCGGGGAACTGTTCTTCAATAGGTATAGTTCGAATTTCATCATTATTCACATATACAGATAGTGCGTTTTCGCTACTCGTGAACTTAAGTAGCGATACTTCCTCTTCTGTTACGAGAGGATTACCTGCGGCATCGAAGAGTTTAGTCCCCTCGATGTCTACCAGTTGCGTAAACTGCTTCGTGACTGGAGCTGGTACTTTGTCCAGTCCAATCTTTATCTGCTTTGCCATAAATTACTGCTCTTCCCATGTTACACCCAAGCTTATGTTATCGTCGGTCGTTGTACTGTCTGTATCTGAATCGACAGCGAAGTAAAGGCTGTCTGCTACATTTGTTAACGGAAACGATAAATACTCTTTATTGTAGTCGAAATATGCACTTAAATCGAACTGTTCAGTTCCTTGCTGTAAGTATATAGTCGCTACGTTTGAGCCTGTGTTTGGAATAGGAACTGTAGTGTCAGTTGCAATTTTCAATGAGCTAAGTCCTTCGATCTCGCTGGTACTCTTTGTCACATCTGTAACAGAAGCCACCTGGTCACCATCTGCTGTAAATCTCAAGTCTTTCAAGAAAAAATCATTAACGCCATTTTTCAGTACAACAGTGCCCTCGAATGACTGGAGCATCTCAAAGTAATATAGATCGGCTTCTTTATACAGTCTACCAAATACTGTAACATCATCAGCCTCTATTCTTCCTCTGAACCATCCATAAACGCTTGTTCCGTTTACCATATATGTTGAACTTTGAGTCATGGCAATAGGAGCATTTGTGTTATCGATTGTGTACTCAGCAGTCGGTCTAATCGTTCCAGTGGTTGCAACAAGAGTCTGGAAGATAGGAGTCTTCTTGAATCTTAATCTTACAGTGTTGTTACCAGTGTTAGCAGTTGAGAGTTTAGTAGGATATACTTGAACTCTGTTTCTTACTGCGTTACCTTCTCTTGTGCTAAGAATAACTTTCTTTGTTTCTAATCCGTATATAGTCTCAGCTCTGTCTGGTAATAGTGTGGCGGATGTGGTTGCGCCAGACAGCGGGCCAGATAGATATACTTTAGTTGCATCTGTCCACACCACTTTAACATTTTGATCTAGTCTGCTGGCAGTCTTGACTGTAGCTCCAATATAGAACTCTGGAGAAATTATAGCACCAGCATCATCAAGAGCGTTGACTACAATTGACGGCATCGTAGATCCTGTGATAGTAGTATCTTCCGCAGTGTATAGGTAGGCAGTACCGGCTTTGGTGCTAGTCTGAATAAACTGCTTACCAACAGTAGGAACTTGAGCATCGTTATTGTAGCTGTATAATCTTACAGTACCTCTATCACCACCATCGATATAATACGATGCACCATACTTAACGATGTTGTGTGAGATATTGCCATATCCCTGTGGTATTTGATTCTCAGTTACGTCACCAAGATCGCCTAGAGAGTATTGATCTCCACCACCATATGTTGTGTAGGTGATAGGCAGTGTTGCGTTACCTAGAGACGCAATCTTTAACTGATTAGAAGCTCTCAAGTGATGGACTCGCACCCATCTAGCTTCACCGTTACCAACAGGAACATATGCTAAGAATAATGCACCTACCGCACCGTACCACGAGAATTCAATCTTAAGCATAGTTACTTTAGTGAAGTCGAATGCGTATAAACTATCTTGCTTCTCTGCTACATTGTCGGTGATTACATAGTTCTCACCCGGTCTAGCGATACCTGAAGATCCTGTTGCTACATCGCTGTACACTCTATTTCTTGAGCCTGGAGCAGCGGAAGTCTTAGCATCATCTGTAGACTTAATGCCATCTAAAGCATCGTGAGTGAATCGTGATCTTGGAATTCTATACTCGTAAACGCCATAGTATTCAGGCTTAACATTGTTCTTGATCCAATTTACATATTCTGGATAGAAGTTCACGTTATCCACCTGTGAGCGAATTGTGTTCACATTAGCTAGGCTAACTGCGGGATCAATTGCGGTGTTGACAAAGCCAACATAATCGTTAATACCGTAGAATGTGGTCGATAGTAGATCATCTGTTTTTGAATACATATATGGGAAAGATGCGCCCTTAGGTATTAGACCTGTATCAAAGTCTGATGCCTTAGTGTTGAATACTCTAGCATCAGTTCCGTCCACCGCTGCCGCCGCATTATTGATCGTTGCAGGAGTAGTATCAATCTTAGATGCAAAGCTTTGGATATTTGAAGACGTGATGTCATAGTCTTTAGGGAATATGAAAGGTACAACAGTCTCTATGTAAATTTTCGTGAGACTATCACTCTCGGCTTGAGTAAATGTCACTGCTGTGCCATCTTCTTTTGATGCTGTAAATTCATTTCCTTTTGGTCCATATACTCTAGTGACCTTTAGGATTTCTCCTTTATTTATGCCGTCTTTTACAGACGCTGTATCTGTCCAACTGATTTTGATATGTTGTCCAAATGTTACAACTCCGCTAGTAAGTTTGAATCTGCAAGCATCAGTGCCATCATTAGTGCCAGCAGTAACTTTAGCTACAATCTTCTTAGAGTCTTTAAGCATGGACGGATCGTAAACACCAGCATGAACATGAACTAGACCGTCACGAAGAGTTATTAAGTTACCTGCAAATCCTCTGTTGCCGACCTCCATACCTTTGACCTCTTCCGTGTCAAAGTTATCAACAATCAATTCTGCGAGAGTCTCTATTTTATCGTGTTCTGTTGATCCATCTGCATATCCAAACGCCTTTAGGTCGTTCAGTATTCTAGTCTTTAAATGTGCGTGACGCTCTGGCTCGCTTATGTTTCCGTCATTGTTTCCTGCGCCACCCTGCTGAGAGTATACAGATAATCCTGTTCCTCTGAGGAACATAGATGCGTTGTATATTGTCTCTGCGTCTCCACCACCAATAAGATCATTCTTGTAACCATCAATGATGTAGCCAACGTCACGTTGACATTTATATTTGATATCTTCTGTCGTTATGATACTGCCATCGCCGTTTGCTTGACTAAGACCGCCAGCAGGAAGATAGTAATTTACCTTAGTGTTGGTATCGTATGTCGCAGTACCGGCTAATGTCTTAATTGTTACCCAGTATGCCCAGAAGTTCTTCTTAACGTCGAAGAATGTGTCTAGCTTACTCTTAGTTCCGTAATCGGCAGCACTTATGGCGCTAGGTGCAGTAATGCCATTATCATAGAAATCGTCATTAGCGAAAGCAACTTCTGTTACTGTTGTTAGTAGGCCATTGGTATCATCCCCTAAGAATTCTCTACCGTCATCACTAAGACCAAGAGATGTTCCAGTCGGAACACCGATAGTGCCCACACTGGTGTCGCTGCCATCCGCAAGGTATAATTTACCCTCTTTAAATATCTGTCGAAGTGCTAAGTGTACAGGCTTCTCAAATCTAGTGATTTTAGGAAATAGCCCTACTTTTATATCATACCAGTCGGACGCACCGTCTGATAGCGCAAAGTTAGATGTGTTAATTATAGTGTGTGCCTTACCATCATGCTTCATATCGAGTAGGAAGTTGTCAATCCAGTAATCTAAGTCACGTTTACACTTGTCTCTAACTTGTATAGGTGTGATGTCTGGGGCGCCACCGTTTTCTGCGTTGATGCCTGCGGCAAGATCGAGATAATATCTATGTTCCGCTTCAGTAGCAAAGCCTGCGGCGACAAATGTGGTTGAAGCGTCATCATCGACAGTAATTGTGGCACCGGCTGCACCTGTAGTATCGTAGTCAGTCCCTGGCGCAGGATATTGATTGTATGCGGCTAATAGTGCGTTGTCGATAATCTCAAAACGATTGTCTGCTATAATCTGTCTATCTGATACTAGTTTCCCCTCGCTAACTTCAGTCTCGCCTGCGCCTTGGCCAACGATTCTATAGTCGTCTACCTGAGTAGTTGAGACTTCTCCTGTTGCTGTATTACCTCTTAGTAGAGTACCGGTGCCTGCACCAGTGCTACCAATGCCGTAAGGGCTTACAGGAGAATATGCAATAGACTGAGTTCTACGAACAACAGAGAAGTTATCTTCTTTACCGCTGTTTCTAGTTTCCCAGTAGTAGCCATCGTACTTATCGTAGATGCCATATTTGCGGATTGTTGGATTTTGAGAAAAGTCAGTTGATCCTACAGAGCTTCTTATACCAAATGTAGCGGCTGATACACGACCAGGCTGATATCTAAAGAAACGCTTAGATGTTAATACTGAAACTTTGTTTCTGGGTGCTTCAACAAGAGCGCCAGCTTCTGTTGGTAAATGTTTAACTCCATAGCCCGATACATGGTATGCGGGTGACATAGACCACTCTGATGGGTTAACATCATATGTGTTAACATCTGCGAAGATGCCCAATGCAACTTCTGCTCTAGGAATACCTAAGAGAGATAGTGCCACTTCAGATTGTACTTTATTCTGTTCTACTACAGGAATAGCAGTCTGATCGGATGACATTACTACAGGAATAGACTTTTCAGCAGTCTGTGGACCTGGCGACACTGGAGTGGTTCTGCCTACATTTACTACACTAGAGTTGTTGTTTACATTCGTTATACTTGACATTTCTTTTTCCTATTTAATGAGCCCTTGAGCCATTACGAAGTCGTCTATTATATTTATAGTGCCGTATGATGCTGGTGTGCCTGAAGCATTGCCTGGAGTAACACCAGCACCAGCATCACCTGAACCGCCTTTCCAATACTTGATTTCTAGTATCTTATTATCGCCACTGTCGGCTATGTTAGCTATTTGTCCATAATTAATGGCACTACCTAAAGCGAAAGTGCCGTGTCCATCAATTCTAATAACGTGACCAATAGCTAGAGGCACATTTAAAGAAGACGGTGTTACAGTTACAGTATATGTAGGGTTTGTTGTATCTGTTGCATCCCAAGTGCCCGATGCGATTATTGAACCCGCATTAGCGTAACCTCTATAATTCGCTGTCCACGCTACGCCGACATGAGCAGAGCCAGCAGGATGATTCCCTGCTGTTATTTGCCCAGCGTACAGTGTCGCAAGCTGACCCTTAGAGTATATTCCACTAGTCAGATTTGTCCAGCTCGCAGTACTGCCTTCAGTGTCGTTTATCTCAAACTTAAATTGACCTAATGCTCTATTCATGCCTGAATCAATATCTTTAATGTAAATAGGCTTATTAGCACTATATCCAACAAACTCGTCGGGAGTTGCTGTGCCTGTGGTACCTGTCACAGCAACATTGTTCTTAACAAATGATGTGCCTACGTTGGCGTTAGGTGCACCAATTGCTGTCCAGTTTGTATCGCCTGGAGCGATTATTCTATATCGTTTACCTTGTATGAATCCATCATTAGCGATTGTCGACCAGTTAACTCCGTCAATGCCCTTTGCGCCTGCGCCAACTAGATTGCCGTATACTTCTTCATCTCCGTTAGAGAGCTTCCTTATTAATTTTACTCTATACTCAATCGTTGCCGGCTGAGCTTCTATGCTAGTTTGAGCCAGATTGAAAGCTGCTCCGTTTTCTTGATATACGTGCGCAGAGCTACCATATGGCGCAGTCGATTCGGCTATGCCTAGATTTATATTGATTGAATCGTACTCACTATTCAAGATGTCTGGACTAGATAGATACTCGTTAGCCGCACCGATCAATACGTTAGGAGAAGATACTAAGAATGATGATCCGTAAGTGAATATGCCAGCGCCACATGCCTTAACCACGTTATTTGCTATAACGCCTTGAGCTGTTACAGAAGCATCAACAGAGTCTGTGAAATTTTGAAATCTATTACCAGTAATGAGTGTGCTTGTTCCATTATCTACAATTAGAGGAGAGAATGACCATCTGTCTGTCACGCCGCTATTTACAACTTCACTTGTAGTTAGTTTAAACTCAACAGGAGACGATGCGTAAACGCCACCGCCAATTATATTTTTAACTCTACACATATCCAAAAGAATCGACGATGGATTTAATCCAAAATCTAGTGCATAGTTTATAGTAACGTCTTCATCATCGTTATGTAAGAATTGACTTTTTATATTGCCGTCCATATCTATGCCTACAAGAGATATTGCCGTTGCATTAGATGTTACTGTAGACCTAATGATCGAATTATCTGGCTCGTTAACAGCGTAAGACGCCCATGGCAGCTTCTTAATCTGTGTGATGTTAGCTGTTCCTATAAGACCAAAGTTACTGGGTACTGCGATATGAGATACGTTATACGTCTTAGCGTTCAACTCTACACTCTTTCTACCCTGTGTCGCCTTCGTCACAATAGCTTCATTTATCTTGTTTGTGTCGTTGTGTGCTACTTGAGCACCGCCAGAAGTGTCCACATAAACGTATGCTGTGTCGAAGTTTAAGTCGAAAGATGTAGCCTGACTGCTTATGCTAGATATAGTCACATCAGTCCAACCTCTAAGTGCGCCAGTGTGTACAGTTACAGGAAAGTGTGTGGTGCTAATGTACGTATTGTCGGTAGAGTTTTTTCCAGACCAACTAGTGTAGTCGAATGTGTGATAGTCTTTCCAAGCGACTAATAAATCTTTAGATCCCAATACGGCCAGTAGCTTAAACCCACCTGCACCTGCAACCTGTCTATACACCAAAATACCTTGGCTTCCTGATTGCCCTGTGAGTGCAAGACTGATAAAATTATTAGTATTGAATTCGCCCAACACATCATTGCCTTCATTATATACTGTTACAGATGATGTGGCTGATGGTGGGCCTACTTCGCCTGTCTGAAGATTAAAGAGTGCTACTCTATATTCAAAAAGTTTAGAATTTGTACCTGCGGCAGCCGTGAATCCGCCCCCATTCGAAACTGTCAGCGTTAATCCGGGCGAGGTTGTTATGTTATTGGCAGTGTTTGCCGATGCGCCATATATTCTTATCAGTTGGCCAGCTGAGAAGTTAGCTTCTACATTTTTATCTGATATTCTCAGAACATTCGATTGATTGTCAGCAATGTTTTGAAATGTTCCTAGAACATCTTGCAAGCTATCTCGAACTTCACCGCCATCAAATGTGCTACTGTATGTGTTGAACAGGTTACCAAAATTCAGGGCTTGTCTATCGTCAACTCGCTGATCTTGGTAGAATAGATTAACAGCGCCTTCATTCACATAATCGGATGTCATTACCTGTGTTGTCGATCCAGTGCCAGATACCACCATTTTTGGTGGGTTGGCAGTACTATCATGTGATACGAGATTGCCGTCGTTAGTGAATCCTTCTACAGTGCCGAATGTAGAAGTATTTGTAGGTATCGTAGGCTTATTAGTCAGGTTCGAATAGTTTAAAAAGTATTCTCCTGGCTGATATGCGTCAGTGATCCACAATCGTTGAGCACCAAGATTATTACCGAGGGTGGGATTTATGAGATTAATCTTATCAACTATAGTGGCAGCTTTTGACGCTACGTTAACATCGGATAGAATAAAGTTAGTAACATTAGAAGCGACTATGTGCTTAGATGTGGTGGCGTCACTGTCCGTGACGGCGAACAAATCCGCATCCGCCAGGGCATCTAATTCCGGTAAATCTGTAAACTTCTTATTCGACATTCCTATTTCCTTAGATTGGTAATTACTTTATATTTATAATGTTCGTGTGTAGATCATTAAGCAGTTCGTATCCAGATAGATACAACTTTATATGGCATCCTATTGGTGTGGGAGTGGACGGCGTCTTGACCTTCAGCAAAGCCGACATTCCCTAACTGATTCCCTGTGTTGCTGCCGGGTTCTGCGCCTGAACTACCATTAAATCCGCCACCAAGCAAAGTATGTGTATGTCTAGGTAATCCAGACT